GTTGGTCCGGCGATGAGAATATCAATCTGCAAAATCTCAGTGCCCGCAATCCGGAACCGTTGATCAACAAAGTACGTGAAATCATCGTTGCACCACCGGGTAAGTGTCTTGTGATTGCCGATGCATCACAGATTGAAGCTCGTGTTCTAGCATGGGAAGCCGGACAGATGGACCTATGCGAACGGTTTGCAAGAGGTGAAGAAATCTATGCCCTGTTTGCAAGTCAGGTACTTGGATGGCCGGTACGCAAGCCTCGCAAATCTGATCCACCGCCGGTTTACAAGAAGCATTTGTGGGGACGAAACGCGGTTGGTAAGACGGGGGTACTAGGTTGTGGCTACGGCATGGGACCGTCTAAAGTCATGGACTATACTAAGGGACAAGTCGATGCTGTCATGGCTGAACGAATTGTTGATACGTACAGACACGAGAATGATAAGATCGTGACGTACTGGACAGATATAGAGAATGCATTTGCAATTTCGGTGAAGTATGCCAAGGAGGAATGTGTTGGGCATCTACGAATTTTCCCTGAACCCGGCTTCCCGCATATCACCGTCATTGGGTTACCGTGTGGAAGATGGTTGCGATATTACTATCCCAAAGTTAAGGGAATTGGTTATAACCGTACCATTACCGTCTTCAACCCTAAATTTCGTACATGGGGTCATATTTGGGGTGGACATCTCACCGAGAATGTCATTCAAGCAATGAGCCGCGATATCTTAGCTGAGGCTATACTTGAAATGGAAGATCGCGGCTGGCATCAGGCTCTAACCGTACATGATGAACTCATAGGTGTGGTATCGAGCGAAGACGGTGAGAAGTCGTTAGCAGATGCAATTGCATGTTTGAGTGCATCACCTGATTGGGCTCCTGATTGTCCCTTAGCAGCGGAAGGAAGTATAGCACAACGTTATGGAAAATGATTGCTTAGAATGTGGTGCTTCCTGTGTAGACGATCTATGTGAGGATTGTCTTGCTCTTGAGCAATTGGACTTTGAACGTGAAGCAGATGATCCCCCGGACACATGGTACGATGATTGGGATTCGTATGCTACGGAGTATGAGTAATGCATAACGAACAGATTGTGTGGGCACAGGAAAACGTCGAGTCAAAAGCCCCTGAAAGCTGGCGTGATATCTCTGTACCTAAAATCCGGACTGGCATTCCTCCAAAGCAACGTAATGTGACTGTCGAGGAATGGGCCAAGATGTTGCAATCACACAAGATGGTTGGAATCTATCGTGCGTACACAGATCGGCAACGAGTAGTGGCAATCATTATCACCGAAGCAAAAGTCTACCATTGGCGAGTGGAAGACATTACGCAATGAACCACTACGTCGGTATTGATCCAGGGAAATTTGGGGCCTTCGCGGTTCTCAATGGTTCTAGTAAGATCATTCAGATTCACGACATGCCACTTGATAAGGGTAAAGCCTCGACTGGCAGTTATGATCCCCCCGCCGTGTTTGCATTGTTGCGGATGATAACACGACTACCATGTGTTCATATCGGTGTAGAATGGCCGAACACACGACCCGGTGAGGGAGCCCAGCGATGTAGAAATTTCGGCTTGGGAATGGGATATTTGGAGATGGCGTTGATTGCTTTGCGGACAGACTTCACGAAGATCGATCCGCAGAGATGGAAACGCCATTTCAAGTTACCGAGCAAAGATGATGATCCCAAATTGAAGCTACATCTCGGCATGTATGATTTCTATTTTCCGAATCAGATGGCTCGGATACTGGGACCACGAGGCGGGGTTAAAGACGGTCGTCTCGAAGCTGTACTGATCGCAGAGTACATGGCATCGATGATGGAAAATAAATCGTAAAATTTACTTGACTTGACCCTATTTTGTAGTACACTTGACTGGGAGATCGGCATGAGCCTAATTCGATTATCGGCCAGCAGCATTGCTCGCTTCAAAGCGTGTCCAACTCGTTTTCAATTTGCGGACGTTGAGGGTTTACGTCTTGAGGAAGATGGCGATGCTCTGCGAATTGGCACAAACTGGCACAGTCTACAGGAAATCTATCGGAAGGCACTGTCAAAGGATGGTGTAGAGACTGATGTTGCGTTTGAAACTGCAATTGCCCACCTTAACGAAGCGTATAAGGAAATTCCATCATCGAAGTCTGCCGAGGATTGGGCAGTTGAACGTGAATCTCTGGTCGCACTGTTTATTGGACACCTCTGGCATTGGAATGATGATCCTGTTGAAACACTTGCCACGGAGATTGCATTCCGTCTTCCACTACATCACCCGAAAACTGGAATGCCTCTGGATACCAAACAAGTCATACGGTTAGGCAAAATTGATCGTCTCGTTCTTCGTAACCAGCAAATCATGCCGAATGAATACAAGACCACCGGCTCTGATTTAAGCCCTACCTCATTTTATTGGAATCGCCTAAAGATGGATACGCAAGTGTCTATGTATGATCTGGCGTTGCATGATGGAATTGAGGGTGAAGCGTTTGGAGTCAAACTTCCTGATTTACCATTAGGGGGTTGTTTGTATGACGTAACTCGTAAGCCAACAATCAAACCCAAGAAGCTCACACAAGGGGATTCCAAAAAGTTCATTGCAAATGGTGAGTATTGCGGCGAGACGTTTGAAGTTCATACAATCACGCCCAAAGTTGATCCTCCTGCTGACGTAAAAGTCAATGGATGGGATGTAGAAATCACGCCCGGCAAGAAGGAAGGTTCATTCGCCCTTCGTGAAACACCCGCTATGTACCGGGCTCGTCTTGTACAGGATATCCAAGAGCGACCCGAACACTACTACGCCCGCAAAGAAATCCCCCGGACCCAAAAAGAACGTGTTCAATTCCGACAGGAGTTGTACAACATCTATCGGCTAATGAAGTATGCCGTTGACAATAAAGCGTTCTATCGTAATGAAGACCATTGCGATCAGTATGGTGGTTGTGATTACTGTCCGATTTGCTTCCATGACGTTGACGTACTACACGGGCATACACCGGCTGGCATGAAACGAATCTTTACACCTATCACAGTTCAGGAGAGCTAGAAATGATTCTTGTAGTTATAGCAATGTTGTTAGCGGTAGTATTGGTAATTAGATGGTTGATATATAGTGAGGAATCTTTCTAATGGCTGGACCACCTAGTAAAACTAAAAAGAAGGAGCCGCGATCAGTTGCTCCTAAAACTGCTCCACCGGGCGATACGTCTAAGACAAAACGGAAGGTCAAGACATTCTCGATCAAGCCGTGGTCCGGGGATGATGAAGGTGAGCGTATGGTCGTGTACTCATCCTCGGGTATGGGTAAAACGACGTTGGGATCATTGCTTAACGATACTGTGTGGGTTGGTGTAGACCCTGGTGGTCGGAAAATTCGAGTTAACGACCAGCCACTCAATCACCTCAATGTAAACAGTTACCTGGATTTGCGTGATGCCTTGACTCAGAAGAATCTGTTCTCTAAGGGGCAAACGCTCGTACTCGACACGATGACCCGCGTAGAATCCGAATGGATCATCCCCCATATTCTTGCTACGATCAAAACAGACAAGGGTGCGGCTGTAAAGTACATCGAGCGATACGGATACGGCAAGGGCTGGCAATTCGTACTTGATCATACTCGAATGCTGCTGTCTGATCTGGATCGCATCGCGGCTCAAGGGGTGAATGTATTGCTACTCTGTCAGGAAGCTGCGATCACGGTAGCGAATGCCGAAGGTTTGGACTTCTTACAAAATGGTCCTAAGCTCAATCATACTCGCCAAGCCTCATCGCGTTTGGAAGTTAGTGAATGGGCGGATCATGTATTTCGTATCGGTTATTATGAGACCGAGGTTTCAGGGGGAGTCGATGATCGTGTTGGAAAAATTGACTCTGAGGATACGGTTCGTGTGATCTATACACAAGAAGCTCGCCACTTTGTCGCAAAATCTCGGCCTATCGTGGGTCGTGATACTCTACCGGAGATCGTTGCATTCGACAGTATCGAAGATGATTCTCTCTGGCAACTGATGTTTGGATAAGGAAACTTCATGTCTATTCCGACCACGGCTGAAAGATCAGCAATGATTACCGGAGACCTTCGAGACGAGGAATATCGTGAATACGAATTCTTCAATTCACATGGACGGTTGATTGTATATCGTATAACACAACCGCACACACTTTTCATGCGAGAAGGTGGTACAACTCATCGAGTTCTTGATAGTAATGGAATTGTTCATTGCCTATTGGGTATGAATAGCGGTACTATCTTACGATGGAAACCCAAAGAAGGTGCAAATCCTGTTGCATTTTAAGAGGATTATGATATGAAGCCCGATATTCCTTTCACCGCATTTCCTAAAATCGCCCGATTGAATCGATCTGTGATTATCACGGAAAAGATTGACGGCACTAACGCCGGTATCTATATTCCCGAGTATGCTAGCGAGAATCCTGAGCAAGTATTCGCATCGAGCCGTAAGCGATGGATCACTGTAGATGATGACAACTTCGGATTTGCTCGTTGGGTACGTGACCACGCTGATGACTTACTAACGCTTGGACCGGGAATGCACTTTGGCGAATGGTACGGAGCCGGTATTCAGCGTGGTTATGGGTTGATGGAAAAACGATTTGCGTTGTTCAATACAACTCGATGGATGGATGGTCGCCAACCTCGTCCCATGTGTTGTGGTGTTGTGCCGTTACTACATTCACAAACAATGGATAAGTTAAATATACCACAAGTGCTTAACTTTCTTCGCTCACAAGGTAGTATTATAGTTCCCGGATTTATGAAACCGGAAGGAATTGTAATTTACCATACGGCAAGTCGAGATTCGTACAAGATAACACTCGAAAATGATGAGGCTCCTAAGAGCCAAACACAACAGGAGACCGTAAATGTCGAATGATGAACATCTGATCTTGAATAATCATTTCAGGGACGATGAGGATCAGAATGCATTGGAAAATGTGATCGAGGAAGGCAATCGATTGCTAGAACTCGATCGCGTTGAACCCGATGATTTCCGTCCTAGAAATGCTCTCGTAACGGTTCGACGCCTCGGGAAACTGGTGGATGATAAGATTGGCAATATAGTTATGCCAACCGCATCTGCTAAGTTTGACGTAGCAGAGATCATTAACGTAGGACCGGGCACGGCTGGTGATCGCGGTATCATGTCAGATACCCATGATCTCGAAACAGGTCAGTTGGTCCTGATTAAAACTGAGGGTCAACCGCAACCCGGCCTCAGAGCAACGACCACGTTGAAGTTCCGCATGGGTGATGGTGAAGTGGAACTGATGAATCAACATGACATTCTTGCCATCATTCGTACACACAAGGAAAACGAACATGTCGAAGATTGAACGGGAAGGTACTTTCCGTGGTCTCGTGCTAGAGCACGGTATGAGCACTACACAGAAGAACGGTTATCCACAATGGGTAGCTCGATTGTCTGCTCAGCAGATGTTTGTGGCTGAGGATGATCGTCAGTCGTTTGAACAAGAAGGTTACAAGATCAGCGAAGATGGTTGGATTGATTGCTCTGAATGGGGTTGGGAGCTTACTGGCT